GAGGCACGCTATGGCTCTGTGGAAAACAACGAAACAAAGCAAGCCGCTGGCCGCTCGCTCGCTTTGGTCCGTAGCGCGTTACTTGCTGGCGAATAAAGCCTATAGGCGCGTGCTCATTCGATTTGTCGCAGTGCAGCTCATGACACGGCCACGCGCCGTGTACACGGCATATCGAGCCATTGCCAGGCTCACAAGATAGCGAGGGAGCACAACAGTGACTACCACTGTGCAAGAATTGATAGCCGGCATTGAGGTGGAAGGCGAGGCGGCCCAGAAGCAGTATGATAAGGCCACCATCGGGGTTCGCTCCATTCTGGCGCTAGCCAGCCAAGAGGGCCGACCATCCCTTACTGTGGATGAAGACAAGCGGGTGGCCGAACTATTCCAGATGCGTGACGGTGCCAAGGCCGATCAGGAATCTATCGCCACCAAGCTGGCCAACGCGCGCAAGATCGAGCTGGACGACAAGCGTGACCGCGCGCAGCTGGATAATATACAGCCCTCTGGTGCGCCGCAATTGCGTAGTGGTGACAAGCCAGCTTACGATCAGGTGGGCCGGGTCACCCGCGGAGAGCGTACCTACCACAAAGGGAATGACCGCCGTGGTGCTATGTTCGTTAAAGACGTAGTGCGTCAGCATATGTTTAAGGATGTCGAAGCAGGCACCCGGCTGGCAATGCACATGGCAGAGGAGAGAGTTGAGCGTGCCAATAGCGGGTATTTGGAGCGCGCGGTTGGTACTGGTGCATTTACGGGATTAGTCGTGCCGCAGTATTTAACAGATATGTACGCACCCGCAGTGGCCGCCATGCGACCATTCGCCGACGTTTGTAATCATCACGACTTGCCCGCGTACGGGATGACAGTAAACATTTCCCGGATTACTACGGCATCCTCTGTGGCATTGCAGGCCACGGAAAACACCGCAGTCAGCGCGACTGATATGGATGACACGCTGCTCACCGAGGTCATCCAAACCGCAGCCGGGCAGCAAACCATTTCCCGGCAGGCTGCGGAGCGCGGCGTAGGGATCGAGGAGGTAGTGGTTGATGACCTTTTTAGGCGCTATGCGACTGCCTTGGACGCCACCCTCATCAATCAGACCACTACCGGATTGTCCGCGGTAGCGTCCAGCATCACCTACGATGACGCCAGCCCTAGTGGTGTCGAGGCCTGGCCCAAGATCCTGGCCGGCGCGGCACTGTCTGAGGCGTCTCTGCTCGGTTTCGCACAGCCCGATGTGGTCCTGATGCATTCGCGGCGCTGGTACTGGCTGCAGAGCCAACTGACCAACCAGTTCCCACTGTTCGGGCAGCCCGGAATTGTGGACACCCACGCCGGCATCAACTACGCGGAAAAGTACGGCCGGGGTGCTCGCGGCATTATGCCTAACGGCATGATTGCGGTGGTGGACAATAACATCGCCACCAACTTGGGTGCCGGAACTAACCAAGATGAAATGTACATCATTGCTTCTGATGAATGCCATTTATGGGAAGATCCCGCCGCGCCGGTATTCATGCGCGCAGAACAGCCAGCGGCTGCACAGCTAGGCATTCTGCTGGTCTTGTATGGGTATTTTGCTTATTCATTCCGTAGGTATTCGGCGGCTAATGCCAAGGTCTCCGGTACGGGATTTGTCAGCCCTACATTCTGACTCTCCGTAGTTGGTCTGTTACTCTATTGTTTCCTCGAACGGAGGGTCAGATATGGGTATGCATCAGCCGTTGGCTGACATGGTAATGCCGATCCAGACACAAGCTGCGGGTACCTATTCCACGGGTCCGCTCGTGGAAGCGGGTAATGCTAACTGGGTGGTGGTGTACGTCAATGTGTCCGCAGCTACGGGCACGACACACACACTCGATGTCAAGCTGCAGAGCTCAAATGATGGTTCTGTGTGGGCAGACCTGCCAGGAGGTGCCATCACGCAGATTACTGGCACGGCCAACACCGCGATTGCAGCGGCACCTCCCAATGATGACTATGTGCAGGCAGTGGCCACGGTAGGTGGTACGGGTTCGCCCACGGTCACGTTCTCGTTAGGAGCGTTGATTATCTGATGACTAGCTCAAGTAAACCAGCGGACACGCCGGCACAGACCACCACCGGCAGCTCACCTACCCAGACCGCGGCAGAGCATACCGCGGCGCAGGGGGGTGACACCGGGATAATCAGCCCAGAGATTGAGGATGCGGCTTTTACGGCTGATGACCTTGCCGAGATGGAGCAAGCCGATTCCCCCTATTACCAGCTGTCCTCGCGCATTGCCCAGCTGTTGGGCGAGCGCAGGATCGTGGCAGCGCTGGGCAACACTGAGCGTGTACACGCGGTTGATAAGGAGCTGGGCGAGATGCGCCGCGTTTGGGATGACCGTGACACCACCACTACGGATGCCCGCGACACACCACCGGAAGGGCGCCAGACGCTGCGAGAGCGCCAGATCAGGACGGGTGGCGGGCCAGCGGCATCCACACCGCCACCGCAGCGGCCAACCCCGGCTACGGCCACTACAGCGGCCGGCACGACCGCACCGGGCGAGGACACCGCAACCACATCGAGCACATCGAGCACAACCGCGGCCAAGGCACCCCCGGCAAGCACCGCTACCAGCACGGCTGCCACGCCGACCACAACCGGTGGGAGTGAGGCCAAGCCGTGACCGCGCCCGTGCCATCACCGCCAGGGACGTGGCTGACAGTGGATGAGCTGAAAAATGATCAGTCGCTCGATGGTGTGCCGCTAAGCCCTCGCGATGATGCCAAACTGCAGCGTAGCCTCTATGCAGCGATGTCTTGGGTGATGGACCGGCGCAAAGACATCGATTACCACGGCAACTGGACGGTGCCATGGGAGGTCAGGTTAGGCACATTGCGCCTGGCTGCAAGGTGGTTCATCAGGAGTAATAGCCCTACCGGGCTCGTACAGATGGGCGAGCTCGGCGCTGGGCAGATCCCCGCGGTGGACCCTGACATCTACTTACAGCTAGGCATCCTGGGCGGATTGGCATGAGTGCACCCGGCGATATTAGCGGCACCCCGGGCGTTGAGCGGGCGGTATCCGGCATCGAATTCGCGCTGGCCTCAGTGCCGGATTTCCGCATTATCAACTCGGTAGCGTTGCCTGTGGCACCGCCGGCATTGGTGATCGGCCCGCCACGGCTGTCTGTTCGGGGTTACTCGTTTGCTGGTACGGGCCTGACTACGGCACAGTTTAACATTTACATTGTCGTGGTGATGAATCAGTATGCGATAGACATTCTGCGATCGATCATAGCATCGGTGATGTACGCGCTTGAGCGGTTCACGCCAGGTGTTGTGCTGGGCTCCGTCCCGGGGGTTTATCCTAGCCCGGGCGGTCCATTACCAGCGTATATTGTGACCTTTCAGCAAGAGCTGAGATAGTAGGAGCTGCGCTAATGACGATACCGCTTATCACTCCCATAGTGCATCAGCAACGGCTCAAAGTGGTCACGTTTACGCTGGCCACCACGGACTTTACCACACAAATGTCCAGCTGGACGATGCAGAATAACACCGCACTGGGCACTAAGACATTTACTTACGCGGGGAACATTTCGGAATTCAGAACGGACACCGATAACGACTATTCCCTTGCTCTCAGGTTCTTTTCGGATTGGCGGTCTGGCGGTATATCTGATTTTCTCGTTATCAATAACCGCGCGTACGCTGCATATCAGCTTGACCATCACCCAGATATCGTAGGCGAACACGTGCGCTGGACGGGAACGTGTCAGCTTTGGGCACCCAGTGTTGGTGGCGATGCGCGTATCACTGAGGAAACAACTGTCACATTGCCTGTACTCGGCATACCGTCCTACAATCGGATTGGATGATCTGTCATGACATTGCAATCCACCCTACAGTTCTCATTGGCCGCCGCTATTGTGGGAACACCCGTGGTAGGCGCTGCGCAGGCTGCGCTCAATCTGCCGCTAGGATGGAATCTAGTCAACGGTACCGGCGCGGGTCAGGCTGATACGGCATGGTGGGTGCAAAGCACTTTAGCAGCGAGTGCATCAGAGACCTGGGATTTTGCTGGTACCCTCCGTGATCTGCTTAATAACTTGATCACTCTGGCGCGCATCAAGGCTTTGGTGGTCACCGCTGCCGCGGGCAACACAAACAATGTGATAATCGGCGGCGGCGCAACCACATTGGCTACTCTGTTTGGGGCCACTACACACACCACACCAGTGCGCCCTGGCGGCACGGTTGCATGGTTTGTGGGTGCCAATGATGCGGTGGGTTACACCGTCACATCCGGCACGGGGGATTTGCTGCAGGCCGCCAACTCGGGTGCAGGGTCATCGGTCACGTATACAATCGCGGTGATAGGAGCCAGCGCATGATCACGTTTATTATCAAACCGGATGATGGCGAACCATTCCGGGTCAAAGCAGACAGCCGAGATGTCCGGCTATGGGAGCGCATCAACCCGCGCAATACACTGCGCCGCATCGCGGAACAGCCTAACGTGGATGATTACTACTCACTGTCGCACTTGGCGATCAAACGTCAGCGGTTGCGCGAGATAGTACCTTATGACGATTACGTGGAGACGCATGCGGTAGAGGCCTTGATGGACACCTCTGAGGTACTAGATTATGACGAATTGCTCACCGTGATTGACAAAACTATGGCCACGCCGGATGCCTCACCCACGCGGGTGGCGGATGCTGTTGTCGAACTACTCGACAGTTTGCGGCTGAGGTCACTAGAGCCGGTCCCTACACTGCCGGGTCGCTGACGCGCACCATTATTGTTCTGGCACTGGCCAGCGGCATTGACCCGGAAGTGTGGTGGAAGCAGGATTTGCGCAGTATTGCTACTGCGATGGAATTACTAGAGCAACGCAACAAACGTGACGGGGGGCAGGCCCCTAGCGACCCGCGTTTGTACGGTGCAACTTTTGATGAGCAAGGCCGGCAGATGTCAGGCTAGGTGGTGTACACGTGTCCAATCCGATGAACTTTACCGAGGCTGACCGGACTGGTGACGCGTGGGAGGGTGACGCCGGGCTCACCGGGCAGGCAGCCGAGAATTTCAATGCCCCTGCCAGCCTGCCCGGGTTTGGTGTGGATGCGGGGGTACCCGGCGCGATAGTGCGGCCCGGTGAGGAACCTGTACCCGGGGCAATGCTCAATGACGCAGCGCAGATAGCAGGTGCTTCCACTGCTGACAGCATCACCGCTGATATGCCCACTACACAGGTTAGTCAATTCGAGCAGGCCTCTAACCAATTTGCCAGTAATATGCAGAGCTCTGTCGAGAACTTGTCAGGCCTGACCGCCAGCCCGGGTGTAGGTATTCCTGGGATGCCTGGCGGCAGCGCACCTGACCAAACCGCTGCACCCAACCCGGCAACCTATGCCACGCCCGGGATGTCAGGAGTCGTGAATCCGCCCGGTGCCGGCGGCCAACTACCCGGTGCCGGCCCGATGGCTGCCCCCGGTGCACCCGGGGCACCTGGCGGTCCGGGCCAACCTCCCCCTGCCGGCGGTGGTGGTGGCGGGGCTGCCGGCTATCTCAGCGCAAACGTCCCTGGGGCAACGGACAGCCTCACCTCTGCCGTGGCTGCAGCCGCGTCGAGCTCAGGCCCGCACGCCGCTCTCGTGGCCGGCACCGCGGTGCTCAGCGGCATCGCCATCATGGTTGGCGGCATGTCCTCAGTCGGGCACAAAAGCGCGCCCGCATCAATCATGGCGTTTGGATCCGAGGGGGGCAGCGCTCCGCAGTTCGCCAGCGACACCCACGGATGGTTCACCTCTGCAGTGGCAGCCTGGGCGGCAGCCAATCCACCACCACTACCGCCACCGCCACCAATAGCCGGTGATGGGCCACCTGTGCCAGGCGGCGGGGGTGCGGTCGGTTCCCCTGGTGATGGTACTGCGGGTAGTTCGCCGGCACCGCCACCTACAGCTGGCGGCCCGATGCCCATGCCAGGAATGACACCGGCCGACATGATTCCCGGCAGCGGTGGCGGCGCTAATGTCCCGGGTCAGTTTTCAACAGCTGGCCCGATGGCACCCGGGCCAATGACGGGGCAGGACGCTGCTACCCCCGCGGGCACCAATCAGTCTGTAGGCGGTGCAGTGATGGGCAAGGTCGATAATGCTATCGGCTCATTTGACCATCCCGGTACTGGTTTCAACAGCGAGGCATGGACTGGCCAATCAGTACCCAATGAGGGTGTCTGGGATAACATGGGTCCAGGTATCCAATCTCACGGCGCAGTACTCGCGGGGCAAGCCAAAGACATGGCCCAAGGTGGGCAGGGGATACTGAACCGTGCTTATCAAGGCGATGATTTCGCCGGATACCGTAATGATGATAACGGGATTGTCTACAGTAACCCTGATGACGCGGCCTTTGTTGCGCAGACTATGCAATCGCTTGGTGCCCAGCCTGCAGGATTCAGTGTAGATAATGAGGCTACGGGTATTGGTGATCCGGTCAAACCGGGGGCACCAAATCCAAATGCACAAGATATGTGGTCTAGTCCCTTGGGCGGTATGGGTAGTGTTCGTACGCAGTTCGACAACCCGCCAGAATTACCCGATGACGGCAGCGATGACGGCGCTTAGTACATGCCATACTCATCAGTAACGTTGTGATGGGAGTGCTGTGGCCTCGCCGTCCCGTTCCATTATTATCAATTTCAAGGGCTCTATTGGCGGGTTGGTCGGATCTACCCGCAAGGCGGTAACCGAGATATCCCGCGTAGGCAACGCTGGTGTCAAAATCGGTAAAGATCTGTCACAAGCATTACTGCATGGCAACGTGAAACCGATCATCGGCGATGTGGTCGGCGGATTGGCCTCGATGGCCCGCATGGTGTTTATCATGCCAGGTCTGTTGATGGCTCTCATCAACCCGATGAATATCGTCAGCATGGCGACCGTGAATTTCTCGAATGCCATCAGTGCGTCCAGTCCACAAGCATTTGTTGCCGCTACCCGAAATATGGCGCCGGCAATGCGTGATGCGGTGATGGCCACCAGACTATTGTCGCCAGAGATCAAAAACTTGTACGGTATTATCCAGCAAGGATTCTGGGCTGGTGCCGCGGCCGATATTAACAACTTGGCTAAGGTCTATTTTCCGGTGCTGGGCGCGGGTATGGGCGGTATCAGCACGGTACTGGGCACATTACGTCATGATCTCGTGGCATTCCTCACAGAGCCTCAGGTGGTCAGCACCATTAGTTCGTGGTTTACCGCGTTTGCCAAGTGGGGCAGCTCCATGGAGCCGGTAGTCAAGGCTCTCATGCCCGACATGATTACGCTGATGTCCGAATTCGATGCAATTATGACTACCTTTGTACTGCCGCTGGTCACTCGATTGATTGGTTTGTTCACCACAGTGATGGGATTCATCACTCCGATCCTCACCGGCATCAGCTCAATAACCGGTATTGCTGGCGGCATCACCGGGGGAGGATCCGGCAGCGCGGGCGGCAGTGCAACCAAGAGCGGAGGCATCGGCGGGTTTCTCAGCGGTCTGGTATCAGGCGTGGGCTCATTTTTCTCTGGTCTGTTCGGCCGGGCAGCGGGTGGCCCGGTACTTGCGGGACAATCCTATCTCGTGGGTGAGCGCGGGCCAGAGGTGCTGACCATGGGCGGTAGCGGCGGATTTATCAGCCCGAATATCCATACGGGCCATACCAGCGTCACGGTCAAGATTGGTGACAGTGAGCTGCGTGATATCGTGTCGCATGAAATTGACCGATATGCAGCGGGTGTGGCCATGACAGCGCGCATGGGCGGGGGGTCATTTGCGTGACTGATATCAATTTTTATGCCGCTGTTGCCAAGCCGGGTGACATCTTGATTGTAGCGGTGCCGAATGCACGTTTGCGTAAAGATGCTGAGGAAGTAGCAAGCGAATTAGAGAAACTACTGCCTGGCATCCGGGTTATTGCTGTTTGTGCCCAGTCGATAGCGGTTTACCGGCCGGGTGATGATGTATGACTATCAGTGTCACCGCCACCTACGATGACTCGCGGGGCCGAGTGCTCATCGCTGCCACCAACTTACCGGCCATTGCCACCACGGCAGCATTCGAGTGGTCTAACGACAATGTGCACTGGCGGCCAGTCCGGGGTAGCTCTGCGGTTGCGGTGGCGAGCAATGCGGCCAGCTGTTTTGACTACGAGTACAGCCCGGGGATCCTGAACTACTACCGGTGCGCCGCGGTGAGCTCGGCCGTGCCCAGCTTTGTTGCTGCCGGCACCGCGGCGACCGCCAACAACGCCAGCGTGACCCCGGGCCTGCCGGCGGGCTGGCAAGAGGGTGACCTGTTGCTCATCCTGGCCAGCATCCGCAACAGCGGCACCGGCAGCGTGGTAGCACCTACGGGCTACACACCACTGCTGGCGGTCGATAACTGGGCACTGTTCGGCAAGCGCGCGGCGGCGGCTGAGTCGGCTCCTACGGTCACCATTACGGGCGGTGCAGCCGGTGCAGACGTGCTTTCCCAGATGGCAGCCTGGCGCAACACAGAGCTCATCCCCGCCACCACGGCCTACCAGCTCAATCCGGGTGGAGCCAATATCACTTACCCGGGTGTGGCGGCATTCCAGCCCAGCTGGGATGTGATTCTGTATCTCGGCTGGCGCCAGTCCAGCTGGACAGTACCCAACGTCGCCACTCTCAGCGGAGCTACCGAGATTAGCGAGGTCACCAGCACAGTCGGTAGCGGTGCCGGGCAGGTCTGGGATTACCAAGTGCAAACCGCGCCGGCACCCGTCATCGGCGGGGCATTCACCGTGACCGGCGGCAGCGCAGCCATCAGCTACGGCGCGGTAGTCGCACTGGCCAATGCGACTTACGTCCTGCGCACCACGGCCACCGTGACCCCCGTGCAATCACAGGTCTGGCTCAAAGTGGTCACCGCGCCTTATCTCAACCGCACAGTGACATTAATTGACTGGGATGATCTGTCCCGCAGTAGTCGGGCCATCTCCTATAGTGTAATCGGCAAACGTGACGCGAGCGCGGTTACGGACATGGCGTCACCGCGCACCGTCAATATCAATCTGTGGACAACGGGAGACATCGAGACAGCCGCATTGGATCTGTTGCTCTCATTAGGCAACATCATGCTGCTTTCAGTCCCCCCGAACTGCGCTCTCAAGAGCATGTATGTATCACTGGGCAACTACAAATACACCCGGCCCGCGCACCTGAGCCACAACAACAACTACACAATACCGCTCACTGAGGTCACCATGCCGGATGTCTCATTGGGTGGCAATAGCGTGACATGGGCAACTCTGATCACCAATTACGCCACGTGGCAAGACGTGATCAATGCTAATGCCACCTGGGCGGCAGTGCTCGCGCTGACCGGTACGCCGGCAGATGCTCTGGTAGGCCACTAGTGCGCAGCGTGTCCAGCCGTTTCCTGGCCGCGGTGAAAGGACCGCACAAGGTAGCTGCTCGCGCTGTGCTCGTGGATGCATCCCCGCAGTTCGGGCTGAACCCAACGGGTACCGAGATCCCGATTATCAGCGGCTCGATCACCACACAGTCTTTGTCCGATGTGAAATCCACACTCTCGCTCACGGTGCCCGGCGACTACTACACCGCGCTGAAACCCTACGGCACTGAACTGTTCATTTCCCGTGGCGTGGAATTCGCCAACGGCGACCGCGAATTAGTCGGCCTGGGTTACTACCGCATTGAACAGATCACTCAAAATGAGGCACCCTATGGACCGGTGAGCATCCAAGGGCTTGACCGCATAGCGCAACTGCAACAAAACAAATTGGCATTTCCCTTACCGCTTAATAATGCGGACAGCCACCGTAGCGTGTTCCACCGGCTGTTTAATGGCATCCCGATCCCGCAGCAAGCCACCTACCCCGGGCTCTCGCCGGCCGGATTCGCAGCGTATCCCAACGCGCGAATACCCATCAGCTGGACTAGTTACAACCCGGATAGCATCACCATCATTGGCGATCAGATTGTCGAGGATGACGCCTACGGCTACCTACGAGACCTGATTAAGATATACAACGCCAGCATGATGCGATTTACCTACACGGGCGAACTGCTGGTGTACTCGATTGCCATTGATGCCAGCTACCCCGTGTACACGCTGACCGGTGGAGCCGGCGGCCAAATCATCAAAGCCAACCGGGTAACGAAACGCACGGACGTGTCAAATTCGGTTACCGCATACGGGAGTGACCCGACCAGCATTACCGACTTTATCATCACCCAGAATGATGACCCGGCCTCAGCCCTGGCTTTCAACAAAACCACCTACCCGGCATTCGGACCAGCACCCACGTACTATTCCTCACCGTTGCTGCAGACCAACGCCGATGTAGAGCTCGCAGGCGAGACACTGCTACGTCGATTTCGGATGCTGCCGGAAACCAACACGCTCACGGTAATCCCCAACGCGGCCCTAGAGACCAATGATCCCATTGACGTGATCTACCGTCCGGGTATGGATCCAGTCCGCTGCATCATTGACTCAATCGTGATGCCCCTGACCTCATCAACAGGTGGCACCATTACCACACGGATTCCGACCGCTACCGAGGGGTACGGGCTGGGTCTGGGATTCCTGGGGCCATAATGACTTCCCCCAACGCATTTGGTCTGTCGCGGTTATTCATCGCGCCGTACAATATCCCGCAAGTTCCTACGCTGACCCAAGATTGGGCTGGCGGGATAATGACGCAGTGGGATTCGATATCTCACACCAATACGGTTGTGGTAGGCCCGGTAACCTATCGCAATCTCCCCTCAGTCAGCCCACTGGGATTAACTGAGGGTACTGTTCTGCTGGCAAAGGTCCCGGGCGGTTACATTATTCTTGGGATGCTCGCTGTTGCGGGAGCCGTAGCGTTTCTCGATCCGATACGCCATCGCCGGGTGGCAACTGATATACCGTTGACCTCCATCACGCTGGCCGATGCAGGCAACCTGAATTTTCTGGTGAAAGATAATACTGAGTATGCCGTTGACGGTGCGCTCTACTACAATTCCACCACGGCGCAAGACATCAAATTTGCGTGGAATGGGCCACCGAACATGGCGTGTAAATGGTCAATGTTCGGTCTGTCGAATGCATCGCTTAACGAAATCCTCACCGATACGATGACTGCCTACGGAGACACCACCACACAGACCATTCAGGGCCTGGGCGCGCTGGCTACTTGCCGTCCCTCTGGGTGGTTTAAGACTACGGACACCCCCGGGCTGTTGCAGCTGCGCACCGCGCTGGCCTCTGCGGGCACAGCGGGCACCCTCAATCAAGGCTCGTGGCTGCGCATCAGCGAGCTGGTTGCCGGCGCGGGGGTCGCAGACACCTACACCAAGATCTACACTGCCACGGGCTCGCGCAGCTATGATCACAATGGCGCGTTTATCGGCAGTCCCGATGGTGACAACAATATGTACTTTGGGTCTTTTAGTGGCCGGTCATTCGGCAGTGAGCGGCATATGTGGACTTTCAACGCCGCACAGATGCGCACCGATCTCACGGGCGCCACTATTCTGTCTGCACAGATGTTTCTGTACTGCTTCCGTTGCGATAGTTCGGCGGGTGACTATAACTGGTTTTGGAGCCCAACCTCCACTATCCAGACCACATTCCCCACCAACGGCGTGGGTGGTGCGGATGTGCAGGATGTATGGGGCACGATACCGGGCTGGGGAAGCATTGATATTGCTAGTCAGATGACTTACATAGTCAACAGCAATGCCAATAGCGTTCTAGGTGGTCCGGCTGGGTT